ATCTACCAACCCAACCTACCCCCTCCCCCCCCCTACTGTATGCCCATCCACCTAGGGTTTACCCTTAAGGGTTTATACCTAAGGGTAGGGTTTCTACCTAGGGGTTTACCCTAAGTTTTGCGTTATGTTAAGTTGTTATGTTAAGTGGAGAAAGAGCAAAAGAGTTGGAGGGTGCTTTCCAGTACTACTTGATCTTCTATCCATTCCCACCAATTCCATTTCAGTTACCTCTTCTTCCCTCTACTTACTCCTTACGTTACTTCCTATTGGTTCACCTGTTAAGGGCTGATCCTTTATCCTCGGATAGGTTAGTTACGAACCCTATTGTATCCAATGGGTCTTCTGTTCTATAGCCTATAGAGTGGAGATGATGGTACAGGGCTAACAAGTTCTCGAAACCTTGGCTGATGTTGCCTTGTCCAGCGGATAAAAGTATTTGCAGCTTTGGGTTGTCTAGTTTTCTTCGGAACTGGACTGTATCTGCCTTTGGGGGTCTAGCCATGCTTCTAACCTCTCCAGTAATTAAATTAAATTAATTGTACTTTATTAGGGTTTATCCCTATTTTTTTTGTCTGTCAATGAATTAATATTCATTTAACCGGACTAGCGGAACTAGTGACTCTAAGGGTGTAAACAATGAACTTCTTTAAATCTGATCTCTTCCTTGACTTGGCTACTGCTGTTGTTGTCGGTCTTGCCCTGTGCGTTGGGCTGCTTGCTTACTTTGACGTACTAGTAAAGTAAACCTTTTGTTTTCTAGAATGGTGATTTAGAGGGGCTATGCTCGATGAGATTCCGAATAGTCTCGTTGAGTGCCTCTATCTGATCCATCTTCCTTATCGACCACGCTCTTTTTTGCCCATGCCATCCAAGTACAGGATTCCGGTGGCAGTCTACACATAGGGCTATACAGGTGTACTGGAGACCCTGTTTGAAGTGATGGGCTTCTGATGGCCCTGATGCCTCGCATACTGAACATGGGAGACTTTTAACCCTTGCCAGGTGCAATCTCTCTTTTGCGTTCAGCTTGTTGTTCATTGGGTTGCTTTAATTTCCATTCGGGCTGAGTACTGCTCGGTTCTATATACCTCAATGCGGGTTTGTGCAGCCGTCATGAGCCAACGATAACGCTCTTCTAATTCGACCGCTTCCCTTATGCCTTCCAATATCTGAATGTAATCAGGGTGAGCATAGGCATAGGTTTCTTGTTTTCCAAGCACTTCTGTCCCTGCCTGGCTCATGAGTTGAGCCTTGCGACTCTTGCGAAACTCCTCCAAAAACATCCGACTAGCCTTGGCCTTGGAATAGAGAGGGGCAGTGTCAATAAGGAATTGCACCGCCTTGTGGGGATTGTTATCGCTCATTTCTCTCCCTCAATAATGCAATGGCTTGCCCTACTGCACTCTGTTGACCTAAGTTTTCGTTATAAAACAAATCTGTTAGTTCATCATTGGTAAGACCTACCCATTTGCTTTGGGGCTTTTGCAATATTTCTTTGATGCTTTGAATCGTGTTTTTGACTTTGGCTTGATTGTCTGCACTAAAAAAAGTGGATGCACATAGAAAATCATGTGCCTGACCTATGATTTCTCGCTCTTCTTTGGTCATACATCCTCCATCTTGTAGTTGAGTTTGTGATTCTGAAACCGCATTGCAGCTTCCATTTCCAATTCAGCACAAGCCTCTTCTGACATACATCCAACAATATCACGCCCAGAGAACCAGACTTCTTTGATTGATTCGTTATAGGTGGATTTGTCCTCGTCCATTTCGTATTCATAGACTACTGTCACTACTTCACTACCCTGACCGATTGTTGTGTCAAATTCCCAAGTTGATTCCATGATGTAACTCCTGTTCAAAATTAAATGTTATTCCTATTTTGGAATGTTTTGAATAGGGATAAACCCTTATTCCAAGCATTCTTTTACGCAAATATCAACGCCTGGCAGACTTGAATAAACCTTGGTAACGTGTATGTTTATGATCTGCGAGTCGTCATGGTAAACAACCCCGTTCATGCCATCTTCTACGCTTTTGAGGATATTTGAAGCATCAGGCTTCTTTGTTGGCTTCTCTGACCCATTAGAAATGGCCTCTAGACGCTTTTTAGTGCATGACTTAGGGATTGGTACTCTGATGTACAAATAAAGGCTCACAGGGGTTTCTAGTGGCTCTGAGCTACCCATTGCCTCGATTGCGGCTTCTTTGATTAAGGCTTCATAGGTTCTTGTCTTCTCAGGGGTGTAGGTGCTGACAAAGTTTCCCCTCTTGACGTATCTAGCCCTTTGTTTGCCAACAGGGTTAGCGTCTACTTTGAAAGTTACCATGAAAGTCATGCAAGAATCCTTATTGATAAATCATGCAAATAAAAGTTGTTGCGTTTTAACTGTAGTGCCAGAGTCATATCTTGTGGTTTCACCTTTGGGATATGGTTGGATTTCATATTTCAACAAACTATTTAATTGCTTCTTTTGATATTTGCTTCCACATATAAACACATACCTATGTTTTTGACTTCTTTCAGAGTAATAAAAATCATCTTTAAATTTCTCTTTCAAAAGTTCTAAGCTCATACCTTGGGCTAAATGTCTGTTGTGCTTATGTTCTTGACCTTTAATGTTCCAATTGGTTCTTTTAACGCTCAACCCTAAGTAAATAAAATTACAAGCCTGGTAAACATATCCAACATGGCCCTGTCCAGTATCAGCATAAGAAATCACTATTGTTGGTTTTGGTAGTAATTTCATAGAATTTGCCACTAAAAAAGATGCTTGATTTTTGTCGTTATCCATCAAACACAAACGATTTAATTCAACAACAATTGATTCTTGTTCTTTTCCACAAATTCCTCTAGCAACCATTGGAGAGCCTGGCAAACCATAAGTTACAACGCCAATAAGTTTTTCTTCTTCATACAAACCAAAAGCGTACATAATCATTGGCAATCTTTTTGCATAGTGCTTTTCAAGCAACCAAGGCTCTGCCTCAAAAGCGTTAATTGGTAGAACTTTCATTTAAGATTCTCCATGCGTTTGCAGCCACTCTTGGTACTTGTGCATTTCCAATGGCTTTAATTCTGTCCACTTGTCCGGGAAGTCCATTATGAGTTCTACAAAGTCCGGGTGATAGTATTGAGCGCAATCCTTGCTCGTCCTTACCCACTCCGTTGTAAAACTTGCTCTGTATTCTTGGCTTCCCCAAAACCTCTTTTTTGCTGCTCCTCTCCACATACTTGTTACTGGAGTTGGTAGCCAACACCCAAATTCGTTCTCTCCGATGGGGTAATCCAATGGCGTCTGCTCCCAACACTCCCCATTTCGCATCAAACCCCATTTTGGCCAGGTCTCCGAGAACTCTTCCAAGTCCCCGAGAAGTGAGCATTGGGCTGTTTTCCACGAAGACGTATCTAGGCTGAACTTCACAAACGATCCTTGCCATTTCTCGCCACATTCCAGAGGCTTCTCCATCAATTCCTGCGCCTTTTCCTGCTGCGGAAATGTCGGTGCATGGAAAGCCGCCAGATATAACGTCAACAATTCCTCGCCACGGCTTTCCGTCAAAGGTTTGTACGTCATCCCAAATCGGGAAAGGCGGGAGAAGCCCGTCATTTTGTCTGGCACACAGTACGCTTGCTGGATAGGCTTCCCATTCAACGGCACAGACTGTTCTCCATCCGAGAAGTTTTCCCCCAAGTATTCCTCCACCAGCACCTGCGAATAGAGCCAACTCATTCAATTTGTCCTTCTTTCATTTGACGCATATAAAACCTGACGCGATCTCTTGCTCCTGATCCATAGACCTTTTCGCAACGCTCAAGCCTGGCACGAACAAAATCGTTATCTCTGTTTGATTGCCAAGTTCGGTATATTTCCCTTGCTTCGGCTTTCTCTAAAACAACTCTGTCTCCTGCATTAGAGATGTTTTTTCTACTGTATGCCATAGGTATATACCCTAGTCCAAGTCACCAGTAAGCTCTAAGGCTTGGTTTATCAGATGAAGCGGGAAAGGGACTCCCTCTTTTACTTTGTCCAACAGGATGTGGGCTTCATAGTGGCTCACGATTTGTTCCTTAATTGAGCCATTGCTTGCCTAATGTGTTCAGGCATTGGAACGGCTTTTTTATTGTCAGCCTCAATCTTGGCAAGTGCAGGATCAATTTGCACTTCAACTTTGATCCCGAATGATTCAGGAATCTCAGCCCCATCCCATCTTTGTTGGTTCAGATAGACCAAAGGTGCGGGAATGAAAGCGCCATCGTCTTTTCGCCAAGCATCTGTGGTTTTCATCCACTCTATGTGTTTGATGACCTGATCTGCACAGGTATCACAGTAAAACTTCTTCCATTTCACTCTACAGGCAGACTTACCGCCTTTTCTGAATGATTTAGGCCAAGTCTCCCAAAATCTCTCAAAGTTATCCATGTTGTTTTCTTTAGACATAGGTTCTCCAAGGGTGGATAGAGGGGTTTCTATCCGACCTTCTCCAAGCATTATGGTATTCATTATTGACTCCTATTGACTTAAATACAAAACGCCCCAAGTGCGCATGACGAGTTAATTCGCTTATACATTTGGCCTTGTTACCACCGTTGTACCAAATGCTTTACCAGTCGCTTAACCAACGCTGGTCGGCAAACAGGGGGTGTTTCCTGATGTCGGTGTTTTCTTCCAAGCCATCCATGCAGATGCACTACTATCGTGTGGAGTACGGATGTAGTGGAAAAAACATAAAAAAAGCCGCTTACAACTGCCCTCGGTGGAAACCCTAGAGTGAAAACCAAGGGCGAAGGCATGTGTAAACGGCTTCAAGTATGTTGTTTTCCACGACAACAATTTAATTGTACACAAATTTTTATTGTGTAAAGAGGTTTTTTTCAAATAAATTGATTATTTGTAATTTCATTTGTTGGTTTTTTGCCAAACAAACGAATAGCTTGGTTGTTCATAGAAGCATACTCAGCCTTAGAGAAGATGCCTTTAGCGTTTCTGATGTCAAACGGGGTTAGCAGGTCACGAGTCTCTTCTACTGGTTTAACGTCAATCATGTGGGGTTCTAGTGTGTACCGACAAACCCATGACCTACCCAGCTTTATCTTTTCAACAGTGATTCTTTTCTTATGATGCAGGTGTTTGCAAGCAGCCACAATATGTAGTCTAGGGATGCCAGTTAGGTCTTCTATTTGGTATGAAGTTAGCGATCCATTCTGCAATGCTTGAATAACTGATTCTTGTGTCATTTGTAAAGGTTCTCCAGGTTGATTGGTCGGTTGAGGTGTAGTTCTAGCGTTCTAGCAAGCAAAGCTGTTACAGCCGCATCAAAGTCCTCTGGTTCGGTTGTATAAGCATCTGCCATTGTTTGAGAGTACCCAAGCAAGGCTTCAGCGCATCTTTTTTCAAGTATTTCAGTTTTCATGCGAGTAGCCTAACATGATAAAAAAGTTGCGTAAATTAGGGAAAACCCCTATGTAAATTCTGGAATCCATGTGGCACATTATGGGTGTGGGCAGTAAAAAACCCACATTTTAATAAACCAATAGGAGTGAATATGAAGACATTGTTTGAACAGTACAGAGAGCAATTTGCAGACATTTTGTACTGCTGTTATTGCTTAGAACCAAAAGGCGAAAGCTATAAATGTTGTGATGAAAACCACTTTGTCGAGTTCCAAGAATTAAATATTGAGGAACAAAAAGTAATCATCGATGACGAATTAGATCAAAATCAAAGGAGTTAATATGTCAATAGAAGCGTTACTGAAAAAGAACGTCAACGATCACGTTGAGAAAAAAAACGGCTTGTCCTACCTATCATGGGCTTGGGCATGGGCTGAAGCACTCAAGGCAGACCCCAAAGCTACCTTTAAGGTAGAGATGTTTGATGGCAAGTGCTATATGGAAATCAATGGCACAGCAATGGTATTTGTTACAGTTACCATGTTTGACAAGCCAATGACCTGCCAGTTGCCAGTAATGGATTCGGGCAACAAGGCAATCCCACTTAAAGGCTATACAGCAGTCTCTAAGTATGGCAAAGAGTATCGTGTTGAGTGCGATGCGTTTGCGGTTAACACAGCCATCATGCGTTGCATGACAAAAGCCCTAGCACTACATGGACTCGGGATGTACTTGTATAGCGGAGAAGATTTGCCCGAAGAGGGTGATAAGCCTGAGAAAGTCATCATCAGTCCTACTCAGGGCGCACAAGATAACATTCCTCCAGAGGAATTACAGTACTTGCAAGAGATGGCAGTTGAATTGATTGCCATGTGTGAGCAAGGTGACCCCAAGGCAGCTTGGGATAAGTTGGAAGGAGAGAACCTTGATGCAGAACAAAAGATTGCATTGTGGACACTCCTACCCAGTAAAGTAAGAAGTGCGTTAAAGAAAGCAAAGGAAATGTGATGGAAAAGAAAGATAACAGTGGCGTTTTGTTCAAGAACGACAAAAAAGAGTCAGAGAAACACCCTGATTACAAAGGAAATATCACAGTGGGTGGTCAGGATTACTGGCTATCTGCATGGATTAAAGAGGGCAAGAGTGGCAAGTTCATGGGGTTAGCGGTGTCTCCTAAAGAAGAATATAAGCCAAAGCCTTCTGAGCGTTCCAAGGCTACTGGCTTTGATAGCGATGATTCGATGCCCTTTTAGGAGAAACAAATGAACTATTACCCTGAACCAACTCCAGAACATAGGGCAATTTTGGCCTCTGCTAAAAGAATTGACCACAATCCAACTGTAGAAGAAAACCTTGATGAGCGAATTCGTTATCTTGAATCAGAGTTGAAACGATTGAAAGAATCAAAAGAAAGCCTTGCCCCGCTATTAAAGATGCGGATTCGAGACATTCGACAAGCAATGGATTATTAAGTTAATATAAACCCGAGGGGAGAGCTGTGCAAAGGATTTTCCTAGCTTGCAGTCGAGCAGTTTTCCCCTCACCCAATAGGAGTCAATAATGGATATTAAAAGTGCTTTCGATAGGATATTTCCTAACTTTCCACGAGTTAGGACTACAGACCCTCTCACTTCATTTGAAGCAGCAGAGGCAATCAAGCCAGTAGTCAACAAACACTATGACATCATTCTGGAGTGTTTACAGACCTATGGTGCGCTTGGAAAGGATGGCATCTCATCACTGACCAAACTAGAGAACAATCAGGTTGCAAGGCGTTTAAACGAGATGCAGAAGATTGGTCTTATTCATCTAACTGGTAAGACAGTTAAGTCCAACTCAGGACGCAATGAAAGGGAGTGGTCAGCATGATTGAACTACCACCGCATTCTAAGATTAGCTATCCTTCAGTGCCAACAGAAGACTTTAAATGGGAGTCAGGATCGGATGTCCAGGCACTATGGAAAAAGCATGGATGGACTCCACCTTCAGAGAAGATGTTGCCACCACCACCTGAGAAGCCTCAAGAGTTTCCACTGCGGAGGGTGAGATAAATGGGAATCATCAGAACATGGCTCAATGACCATGATTTCATTGATAGACCAGACCGAAACGAAGTGCTTGAGGAGGTTGCCAAGGAGTTCGACAAGATGAAAGCCTTTGGTGACACTGCACAGAGTTTCGCTACCTTTGTGAGGGATATGAAGTCTTGCCCACCCTGTTTAAACACTTGCAATCAAGG